AATACATCAGGTCAGGGTGATTCACCCACGCACTGGGCCGCTGCCATCATGCCCAACTTCGATGGCGTTGGTGCCTATATTGTCGGGTTCTCGCCGAGTGCCTTCAGTGGTCAGTCTGAACGGTGGCCCATTACTGTCTTCGGTCACTTCGCTAATCAAAACTGGACTTCTGCTACCGCCCAGATAGCACCCATGTGCCAAGTACCCGATGTATTCCTTGCGGATATAACCAACGTTGATGCCTACTCAGTATTTCAAGACGACTATGGTGAGAAGTTCATGGTCGTACCCTTCTATACTAAGGCGGGTAGCGGTGTCGGCTCTTCGGAGAAGTGGGGATACCTAATTCGTAATCCTGACCTTGTGGTGACGTAATGGCTGACAACCCGGGCATTGGTCTTCAATTTTTTGGAAACCGTGAACTTACTGTAAAGACCTTTACTCGGCCTGGTACAATTGTTCCAAGCTTTGTGCCCCCGGTCATTGGATACCACTTGGGTGGGGATCAAGATGACCCTGCAGTTACCTCGGGCATAGGTAAAGCTATTGTCACCCAGCCAGTCCGGTCTTACAGTTCACCCGGATCGGCTAAGGGTATTCTCATCGAAGGCTTCTATGACCTCTTCTGGAAAAACCGAGTTCATATACTAGGGGTTCCTGTCGAGGCTGGAAGCGTCAATAGTACCTACGATGAATACGCTGCGGGTAACGTTGTCACAGCTGTGGAGAACAGCTTTGAGATATACAACTCGGGTGAGGGGATGAAGCGGGGTCAAATCCGCGAAATGGTTTCTTTTGCTTTTAACCCGACCGGCCAAAACATCACGATTCTCTCGGGTACTACAACCGCCTTTATACTGGGTGCTCGAGAATCCGAGGTATACACCTATCGAATCGAAGCGGATGGTACTGTAAACATTGTTACAGACATCGAGATAGATTTCCGTAACGGTGATCAACTAATTCACCACATAACCGGTTCACGTGTACTGCCCTTTACTCTGATTCCACAGCAAGGGATTAAAGAGAACTGGTCTTGGCTCACAGACATCATCACTGCTCAATCGGGTCGTGAGCAGAGAAACTCGCTTCGAGCAATTCCTCGTCAGACATTTACTTATGTCTATCGGTACAACGATGCCGCCGATGATCGAAACATCAAGCTTGAGAACTTTGTTTGGAATAACACGCCTGCTCGCATTGCTGTGCCAGTCTTTATCGATGGTACTGAGCTAAGTGCTGACGTTACAACGGGTGATACAGTCCTTAATGTGGTTAGTACCTCAAACCGTGATTTTCGCAGTGGTTCAGACGGCGCCTATATGATCTTCCAGGACGAGGATACCTTTGAAGTTCAGCAGATCACCTCGTTCACCGCTACTACTATCACCGGCGGGATAACACTTAATAGCTGGCCGGCCGGTACAAAGGTATACCCGATTCGATTCTGTCAGATCAGCCAACCGATGGCTCAGCGAGCTTGGGCTATCAATGCTCGGGAAATGGCTATTACCTGGCGGCCAACCAGTAACGTCGAGTATACCGGCGAAGCGGGATTCCCCGTCTATCAGTCCTTACCCGTTTGGGATGAGGATTGGGTAACGCCCGGATTCCCGATGAGGCTAGATTGGAGAAAGAGTGTTGATTATGTTGAATCCGGAACGGGCGTGTTCTTTGCCGACTCACTACGCGATTTCCCAACAGTAACAGCGGAGCAACTCTTTGACTACCCGGATCGCACAGAACTGTGGCGTATTAAGCGATGGCTCATGTCCAGACGTGGACAGCAAAAAGCTTTCTGGATGTCAACTCGTCGACCCGACATGAAGATTGGGCTTGATAACGTTGCGGGTACTACACTTGACATTCAGAACTTCGGATACTCGGTGAACGTGTTTGCCAAGGACCTCAAAGGTTTGCGTAAGGACATCGAGATACTCTATGTCGATGGCTCTGTTAACTACCGACGAATCACCAGCGCCACAGACAACGGTGCTACAGAAGGCTTAGTGCTCGATTCGGCAGCTTCACAGGCACTTAGTGCTGCTAACGTTGCACGAATCAGTTATCTTAAAGCATGGCGACTAAACACGGATGACTTAGAGTTCGTGCATCAATGGCCCAATAGAGGCTTTGTCGTTATCCCGATCATTGAGGCGACCTACACATGACCTTTAATTCTCGAGAGACCTCCGCTCAAAATGCTCGACCCATCGAGCTTTACCACATTGTTGTATCGGGTACGGATTACTACTTCACCAATAGTGAGCTTGATCAGGTATACCTTACTAAAGAGTACTTGCCCGCCTCGATCACCCGTACACAGCCGCGCGTCAGTCAGGACGAGCCCGGTTCGGAGGTTGAGCTAACGTTTGCTACCAATGAGCCTGTTGCTCAAGCCCTTACTCGAGCCTGGGTGACCTCAGCTCCTGAGACTCGAACGTCAACAGTCACGATCTATAAGCACCACGTTGATGATACGGACTTTCAAACCTTCTGGGTGGGTTCAATCGTCTCCGTATCCTATCGTGAGCAAGGCCACATCACCGTCTTCTTATGTCGATCATTGGATAACCTGTTTACTCTTCAGGGTCCTCGTAGAAACTGGGGAACACTGTGTACTCACCAGCACTATGACCGATTCTGCACTCTTAACAATGTTACTTACACTCAATCAGGCATCGTTACCGCAATTGACTCGACGGGTGTGGTCTACACCATTCCGGGCATCAGCGCCCCGACGGTCCGTTGGGCTGCCGGTGAGTTAGCTAAGCCACTTACTGCCTTGTCGAGAATGATCATTGCTCAAAGTGGCGATGACTTTACCCTCCAGTATCCGATCCCCGAGATTGCGGTAGGTGATACTGTTGAGGTGATTGAAGGCTGCCTACATGACGTTGCTGACTGCAAGGGCTTTAGCAACTTACTTAATTTCGGCGGGATACCATATACACCGGATATTAATCCGTTCACCGCAACTCGTGGATTAGAAGACTTATGATCTGGGTACAATTTCTCATAGCTGCGGCATTCTTCGTTGTCGGAGAACTGATCCGACCTAAGCCTGAGTTTGAGGATGCTCAAGCAATAGGGTTCGAGGATGCTCGTATTCCATCTGTGGATGGCTCGAAGCGTATCCCCGTAATATGGGGCCGTGTTCGACTCACGGGTTCTCACATATGCGATGTCCCCGAGTACAATACGGTTGCTATCAAGAAGAAGGTAAAGACCAGCATATTCTCCTCGAAGAAGGTGGTGATCGGTCATCGATACTTTGTCGGTATGCAACTCGGCCTATGTAAGTCGGAAGGCGATGTTGTACTTACCAAGATTTACTACGGTGAGCAGGAGATCTGGACAGGCGCCGCTGGCTTTAATGCGAACGGTGTCGGAATCACCATTAACCTGCCTGATCTACTCGGTGGTAGTGAGAATGGCGGAGGCCTTGTCGGCACAATCCGGTTTCACTCATCGGGTCCGAGTGGTAACGTCAATGCTTACCTATCCGGCTTCCGTACTGATCTACCGGCATATCGACACTTCTGTTACGTTGTCTTGGAAAACTTCGAGGTGGGTGAATCCCCGAACGTTGCCGACTTCTCCTTTCAATGTGAGCGGTATTCCAATCCGCTGAGTGTAAACAGCGGAGCTAATAATCAGATAGACGGCGACTCCGCCAACTCTGAGCTTAACCCCATGTCGATCATCGTGGATGTATTCAATGATGATGACTACGGGTTTAATCGCGGAGCTGAGCTGAACCTCAGCACATTCACTGCAGCCGGCGTAACACTTGCGTCAAGTCCCGAGCAGAATGGAATGTCGCTTAAATGGGTAAACAACCAGACCATTGAAAAGATAATTCAGCAGGTTAACAAGCAGGTCAGCGGTATACTTCGATTCAACCCCCGCTCAGGCTTGTGGGAGTACAAGCTACTTCGCGACGATTACGTGTTCGCTAACTTGCCGATACTTAATAAAGACAACATCAAGTCGATGGAAATCTTTAGCCGGGGTAACTGGGAAGAGACCATCAATGAGATCATCGTTGAGTATGAGCAGCGACAGTTTAAGGAGAAGCCAAAGCCCGCTACTGCCTTTGATCGATCAAACTTTGTTCGTCAGGGTCGCCACAAGTCACAGACATTGGTATACCCCGGTTGCTATAACCCAACCCTAGCCAATAACCTTGCTAGTCGTGATCTTCGAGTACTGGCCTTTGCATTCTCGAAAGCTGAGATGACCATTAATCGTGAGAACTGGAGCTTACTGCCCGGTGACCCATTCCGGTTTCAATGGGAAGATACGTTGGGTATTGTCGATATAGTCATGCGTATCGGTGAGATGGGTTTCGGTGACAATGAGCAGACGGAGATTGCACTCAATTGTGTGGAGGACGTTTTTGCGCTCTCAACCAATATCTTCTCAAGCCCGCCCGCAGGTGATTCAACTGCC